CGGAGAGAGCACGAGCATCGCGTCGAGGCGATCGGGGTTGGGGTTGGTGTGCCAGGCGATGCTGGTATCGGTGAAGGGGTTGAGGCGGGTGATCGGATTCACCCGGGCGATCCGGACGTTGGCCGCCGCCGGCACGCCGGCGTCGTCCATCCCGTTCACCAGGTAGAGGACGAACTGGTCCTCCGGCGCGTGGTCGAGGAGGGCCCTGAGCAGGTCGCGAGAGTAGCGGCCGATCCCGCGCTCGGCCGAGGCGGGGTCCTGGATGGGATAGCAGTCGACGCCGATACGCATGCGGTCAGTCCCCCGGATCGATGATGCCTTTCGGCATCATCGCATGGGGAGGGCTCACTTGCCACAGCCGCAATCGCCGGCGATGTCGGCAACGGGAACTGGCCGCGCCAGTCTGGTCCCCAGTGGGATCCGCGGTTTGGACTCCCGTCGCCGGCGAGCGGCGTCGGCGATCGCCAGTCGCTCCCGCTCCATCCTCGCGTCATGCGCGGCGACCAGCTCAGACTCGAGCCGGCCCGGCCAGCCGGCGTGCGCACTGGCCATGCGCGAGCGGTGTAACAGAGCGTCGCCGGTGATCCCGGCCCGGCAGAGGCAGAGGGGGAACCCGTGATCGCAAGAGCAGCTCCGTGTCGTCGTCGTCATGGCTCGAAGATCCTGACGGTGGCCGATGATCCGCCGTAGAGCTGGTTCGCCGGACTGCCCGTGCCCGGGATGTTCCAGATCAGGTCGAGCTTGGCCGTGGCTGTGGGCGCTGTCGTCACCGTCAGGAGTGCGTCGGCGGCACCCAGCGTGGTCGGTCCTCCACCTGGTCCCGGGCAAAGCGTCCCGGACGCCGCGCTGGACAGTCGGTACTGGAGACGGGTGCTCACGCGGCCGAAGAACTCGGTCAGCGTGGTCGATCCGCCGGGGCAGAGCCCTGAAGCCGCCGCCGTGATCGAGGTCGGTGGCCCGAAGTGCCCGACATCACTGCCCACCACGGCCCACGTCTGGGTACGCGTACCGTACACCGAGTCCACTCGCACCAACGAGTCGTTGATCGGGTAGTTCCACAACGGATGGCAGTGATATCCGCTCGCCGGAAAGGCGCTCAGGCTGATGAGCGACGTCGTGAGCGCGCGGGTGTCGACGGGCGCTGTCCCGAACCGAACGCCTGGCCCACCAGCGTAGAAGTCGAGCGACGTGTCGGCCGGGTCCAGGAACAGAGTCAGAGCCAGGGTGCCGGCGGCCAGGGTGTGGCTGCCATAGTCGTTCCCCGTCGTGTGACCGACGATGTCGATGGTTGAATTGGGGAGCGGCGTCGGCGTGGCCAGACATCCCACCACCTGGAGGTTGAGGCTGGCGCTGACGATGTTGGTGATCGGGCTGCCCCCGAACGCCTGCAAGTCGCGCACGCCCTGGCCGATCGCCACGACCCGGCGGTTGACGCTCAGCAGCCGATCGTCGTTGAGCTGAAGCCGGCGGATGAGCTCGCGGAGCTCGGATTCGTAAGGGCTCACGACCCCCCCCGAGCGTCGCGGAGCGCCTGCTCGAGCTGCTTCACCTTCGCCTCGAGGACGGCGATGCGGTTGGATTGCTGAGTCAGTCTGGCGATCGCCGCTCGGAGTTCAGCCTCGAAGGGGCTCATGCCTCGTCTCCCATTTGCTCGAGCTGCTCGGCGATGTAATCGTCCAGGCCCTGGCGATCGAACTTCTGGGAGGCCGGGAGCGGCGGCCGGGAGTCGCCGTACTTGCCGCGCGGCGCGCTGTCCCGGTCGCGGATGCCCGCGCCGTTGTCCTGGCCGGCGGCCAGCGTGTCGGCGAAGGTGAAGCCCGAGTCAGGCGGTGCGGCGGAAGTCACCGGCGTCGAGTCATAGCCGTAGTCCGAGACACCTCGATCGAGTGCCTCGCCGGCGACCTGATTGGACGCGGCGATGCCCTCCTCGGCCGCGGCTGAGGAGAACGAGAAGAACCCGCTCATGAGACCCACGGGGAGGCCGACCTGCGAGGGCCGGAAGAACGCCTCGCCCGAGTAGGGCATGCGGCGGTTGCTGAGGTGGACGCTGGTCGTCACGGGGACCGCCGCCTTGCCGTCATTGAACTCGAGGCCGCAACGGGCGATCGGGATGTCGATCGACTCCCAGCCGCTGGTATAGCCTTCGCCGGGCAAATTGATGGCGTGGCCCGGCAGCAGCGCGTCAGTCAGCAGGCCGAGGTAGGTCGCGTCTCCCTCGACCACGGTGTCGCTCATCGACCCGTGGATCTCCTGCGCCCAGGCCAGCATGTTCGCCGAGTTGGACCCGTCGCGCCATTCCTTGCAGGTGACGTACTTCGTTTCCTCCACCCCCTCGACCGAGAAGCTCGTCCCGGCGTACTGGGGGACGCCGGCGAGGTCGGCCGGGTAGACAACTTCTAACGTGCCCACCGCGATGGGCAAGAAGAACTGAACGTCGTTCGGGGGGACGATGGTCGTGCCATTCGGCGAGAAGACGAGCGCGCTGGGCTTCGTCAAAGTGACCGTGCCGGCGTCCGGATCGATCGCTGAAATGCCGACCGACGAGACCTGGTAGGGCGGGTTCCCCGAGGTGCTGAAGAACACGGTGGCTTGAGGCGTCGAGACCAGAGTTTCCGACAGCTCGGAGCCGCGACGAAACGGAACCTCGTAAGGGAAGGACTGTTGAATCAGCGATCCGAAGGGTGAGGCAATCGCGTACCGACGCCAGACCACCCCGTTGCCACCACCCTGGCCATACAACTGGAACGAGTCGTAAGCCGTCGAGGGGGCGGCCGCGTCGATGGTCAGGTCGCATGTCCCCCCCGGACTGAGCGAGGTACAGGAGACGATCCGTGCCGGCCAGAGCTGCTCGATGCCTGTGACCGAGTTGGAGTACAGGACCACGTATCCCTGGTGTCCGCTCGAGGTCTGGTCCCAGTAGTCCGTGGGCCACTGGACCTTGCCATCGCTCGGCGTGATCGTAACGGTCAATGTATCCGGCATGGTGCAGGTGCCGATCACCGACTGACCGACGCCCGGTGCCGTCAACGTCACAGTGGGGGCGGTGGTGTAACCCGAGCCGCCGGCCGTCTTGGTGATCGAGGTGACCTTGTCTCCGGTCAAGACGGCCGTTCCCGTGGCGCCGCTGCCTCCGCCACCGGTAATCAGGACCGACGGCGCCGAGGTATAGCCGTACCCCTGGTTCGTGACCGTGAACGAGTTCACCGCCCCCGTGCTGAGTGAGGCCGTAGCGCTGGCCTGCCCCCAGCTCTGCCCGGGCTGGTTCCAGTCCGCCGCGGTGAACTTGCTTTTGGCATCGGTGTTCGACAGGCCGTCATGCGAAAAGGACTCCGTCGCGCCGCCGTCGGTCGCCGTGGATCCCGGCCAGGGCACGAGACCGAACGTCAGCCCCCGGACCTGCTGATCTCCCCGCACAACGACCCGCGACGAGCACGACCCCCACTCCCTCGTCAGGGTCGGCTTGCCAACCCGGGCGTCGGAGCCGTCGAGCGTGAGGGTGATATCCGCGGACCAGGTCCTCGGGTCGTGGAACCGGATCGTGCCGTCGGGGTCGAGGTGATTGAAGGTATTGGGGTAGTAGATCTGCACAAAGCTCTCGAGCGACTGCAAGATCCGCTCGCCGCTGATCGTGACCCTCTGGGGTGGGACGATCGTCATCCCTGCGATGTCGCTCAGCGTCGTCGCCGACAGGGCCGGGGCACTCGGCAGCCCACTGTAGCCGCCGATCCCCTTCGCATTCAGGGCCGTGGCGTTGGCGACCATCTCGAGCACGTCCTGGACGATCTGGGCGACCGTCCGGCCCGCGCGGCTGGGGATATAGTCCGCCCCATCCTCCACGCGGAGGTTGTAGGTGATCGTATCCGTGAGCGACATCGAATCGGTGACCGGCACGCGATTGGCGCGATTGATCAGGCCGATCGCGGTCCACTCCCGGACCCATCCATACGTCCCATCGAAGCGGTCTGTATAGCTCGTCGTGTCGCCGGCGAAGATCGCGGTCCCGTCCTGCTCGAGCAGCACCGATTTGTTCGCCCAGTTGCTGAAGCCGGACAGAGGACCTCCACGCTGGAGGAAGCGGAGCGAGGGTTGCTCGCCTCGGCCGTAGAGGGTGGCCGAGACGAGGATGAACTGGTCGCGGTCGATCAAGGTCCCGTCGATCGTGAGAGCCGAGGCCATATCACTATTGTCCCATTGGGAGGTTGGTGGGGGTGTTCATCTGGACCTGACGGCCGAAGGTGCGGAAGTTCTGTTGCATCTGGCCGGCGATCGCGATTTGCTGTTGGGCCTGGAGGGCGAGCTGCTGCATCGCCTGGTAGGCTTCGCTCATGGCGGCGAGCGTGGCCCGGTTGACGTCGAGCCCCTCTTTCTGCTTCTTGATCGAGTTCTTCGCGATCTCCGCCGCCTGCTCGCGGGTGAAGTCGCCCTGGCCCCGCTGGAAGACCTGGTTGGCCAGGCTGTCGAGCCGGCGCTTCTCGACGGCTGCCGGCGTCGCCGCGGCCTTGGCTTCGGCCGCGGCCTTCCGCTCAGCGGCAGTCCTCGAGGTCCTGGCGCTCGTGTCCTCACGCTTGACCTGCGAAGCGCCCTGGCCCACGACGGTCGAAGCCGCGGACTCGATCGCGTCCTTGCCCGTCAGGAGCTGGCCTGCGGTCACTCCGCGATCGGAGAGCCGCTTGCGGATCTCCTTCTCGACCGTGTCCCGCGAGAGACGGAAGGCCTCGGCACCTGTGGCCCCGGTCGTGGCAACGGCCCGATTGACCCTGGCGGAGTAGTCGGCGACGTCCTTGCCCTTGACCACTTCCTCGAGCGCCTCCTTGATTGCTTTGAGTTCCGCTTTCCAGATCTCGTCAGCCGCGTCGTCGATCTCCTTGGCCTCGGCCGCCCACTCCTTCGCATCCTTGTCTTTCGCCTTCTTCGCGGCCTTCGCGGCGGGCATCGCTTCCTCGAGCTTGGCGCGGAACCCGTCGCCCCCAATGAGGACGCCGGTCCCTGCATTCATGAGGTTTTCGAGGTGAGCGAAGGCGGTTGCCTCTCCCCGCTTGAGAGCAACCAGGAGGTCGTCGACGAGCTCGGGGATACCCTCCTTGTTGCTGATGGCCTTGAACCGTTCCTGCTCCTTCTTCGTGTAGGCGATCACCTCGTCAATATTATGCTGTTCGAGCATGTATTGACGGATGCGATTGTCCATCGCGATCTTCTCTTGCGCCAGCTCGAAGTCGCGCCGCTTATTCTCAGCCTCGAGCAGATCCTGGCGGAGCTGGCCGCCCTTGCCGCCGGCGGCTCCCATGAAGGCCGATCCGCGTTCGGTGTCCTCCTTGGACTTCGCCTCGAGGATATCCTTGAGGTCCTTTTGCCTCGCTTGCTCGGCGGTGACGCGCGCCTCGATCTCCGCCGTCTTGGTTCGCAGGGCGTTGTATTCCTTGAGCTGCTCGCCGGTGAGGCTGGAGTTCTTCTCCAGCTCCTTCATCGCGTCCTTCGCCTTGTCGAGCTCCTGCTTGAGGGCATCGACGTCGTGGGCGGCCTGGGGGAATGGGTTTTGCTCAGTGAACGCGGACCTGATGTTGCCCCAGTTTTTGTAGAGCACATACAGGCCGGTGGCGGCGAGCGAGACGATACCCGTCCAAGCGAGCAGGGCCGTCCTCGCGATCCCGAGTGCGGCGCCGAGGTTGGTGAACATGCCCGGGATATTGTTCAGAATCCCAAGGAAGCCCCCCGTCGAAAAGTCCTCGAGCCCTCGAGAGAGATCGACGATCCCGCGTGCCGCGGCCTGCGAGCGGTTGCCGGTCGATGCGGATGCAGACGCGACCCGTGTGAGCGATGCTTCGGCCTTCCGGCCGCTCGCCGCGATCTCCTCCATCGCGAGCGTTACGGCACTCTTGCCGGCTGAGGCGGCCGTCGCGACGTCCCGGATCTCCCTCTCGACCAGGTCGTAGGCACCGGCCGCCTTGCTGCCGGATGCAACCGCCGCGTCGGCGAAACCGTACGCCTCGGCTTTGGCACCGACAAAGGCCTGTGCGTCGACCTCCACTTGCTGCCCGACGTGCTCCATCGCCTCGGATGACTTGGCCGCCACCGCTTGCACATCGTCCGCAAAGCCGTAGATTTGTGACTTGGCTTCCTCGAAGCCCTGGGTCTCGGCCTCGAGGCTCAGGCGTGCGACATCTTCCGTGCTGGCCATGACTGGATTACACTCGGCTCAAGGTTTGCGAAGATGGATCGGCAGGAAACAGAGGTGTCAGGTGCTCGCAATCGTGCTGATCTCGATCACCCTGGGCATCGCGTTGTTCGCTGGCTTTGGCGCCTGGATCGCCGGTGAGAAGAACCGGGACGCTGGCCAGGGGGCGATCATCGGTGGCATCTTCGGCCCGATCGGGATCCTCGTGCTCGTCTTGCTCCCGGCCAAGCCTCAGCCGAAGGCCCGGCCCGCAGGCGCAACCCGGCGGTCGAGGACGCTGATGCCCGGCGAAATGCCGGACGACTGGGGCCTGGTACCGGAACCCGAGCCGGAGCCGGAGCCCCCTCCTGCCAGCGAGGAAGAGGATCGCGCGCTTCGCTACCTCAACGGCTCGTGATCAGCGCTCGCCCTTGAGGACGTCCTGGGCGTACTGGGAATGCCTGGCCTTGATCCGGGCAAACCCTTGAGGGGTCGTCCCTGCGATATCACGCTGAGGAAGCGACCAGTTCGGCCGGCGAGCGTTGCTTCCCTTGGGGCAGCCCGTCAGGTGGTAGGCGATCCAGGGGATGCCCACCCACCCCATGACGAGGAGGCCTCCCTGCCAGGTGGCACGGAAGGCGGTGATGGCCCGCGAGAGAAGCCCTCGAGGCGCCAGGACCGGACCGAGGCCTCGTCTCGGGTTCTGGTAAGTCGAGGGCGCCATCGGAGCCAAGGGACGGCCGTGTCGATCGACCCCCTCGAGGTTGCCGCGGCCGAGCAGCTTCTCGGTGTTGTCGCTGATCACGATCTGCCTGATATCGCCCTTCACCCGGTTGGTGGAGCGACTGTTGGGACCGGCGGCCGCCTGGATGTCGTCGAGCCGTTTGACCAGGGCGGGACTCGGCGGCCAGTAGACTCGAGCTCGCATCAATCAGTCCCTACGCGAACTCCAGAGCCATGCGACCACCCGCATCCAGCTCGGCGCGTGTTCTTCAGCGTACAGGAAGTTCCGGCTCAAAATGAACGCATCCGCGAACGCGAGCAGAGCGACCAGCAGGATGCCGCAGCCGATCAGATCACCAAGCATGGGTCAACTTTCGGGGTTCGGTTGATTCACTGGCGCTTGCGGCTCGCCCTCTTCGTACAGGATGCCGCCGTCGCCCGGGTACGGCTGCCTGTGGTCGTGTCGACTCTCGACGATCGCGTCCGGGATCCGCTCAGGGAACGCGTCGCAGGTCATCTTGCCCGGCGTGTCGCGGAAGTGCTTGCATTGGAAGCATTGCGGCGTTTGCATCGCATCAGGGCCTCGGTCCCTTGAGTTTGTCGTAATAGGCCATGATGATCTTATCGTAGCTCTTGCCGTTTTGCAGGCCGGCGTACACCTCCGCGACCAGCTCCACGGGGTTCGTCGACGCGTACCGGCCCACCGTCTGCTCGATCTTGGTTTTCTGAGCTTCGCTGAACCCCTGCTTTCGCAGCTCCGAGTATTTCGCCTCATCCGCTCGATGGTGCAGCGCGTGCCCGACCTCGTGAACGATCGCGTGATCCGCGGCGTCGGTGCTCGTGAAGTTGCTCGATCGCCAACGGCCGGCGACCTTCTCCGGATTCTGCCAGTAGTCCGAATTCTGATTGATGAAGATCTTTTTACGCTTGCTCTCATAGACCGCGTGGACCGTCGCGGCTTTTTCGGGACTCCCGTAAGCCTTCAGGATCAGGTCGTACCCATTGGGTTCGATCTCGACACTGTGCTTGTTGGCGTAGGCGACCGCCTTTTGAATCGCGGTCTGATCGGCCCTGGGAGCCGCGGCCTTCGACTGGGGCGCCGCGGCGATCGCCTCGAGGGGATCGAGCCGGCGGGCGACGCTCGTGACGGGCCGCGGCCTGGGCGATGCTGGCGGCTTCGGGACGGCCGGCTTCGGCGAGCGATCGGGCGTCACCTTGACGAAGATCTTCGTCGACTTCGATCGCGGGTCGAACTTCTGCCCGGGCTTCAACACCACCACTCGGGGATGGTGTGAGACGAACAGAGGTGTTGGAGGAGGCGCAGGCCTCGGCGGTGCTGGCGGCTTGGCCGCGGCGGCCCTGGACGGTTTGGCCGGCGGAGCGGCTGCGGGCTTCGCTGGTGTGACGGCCGTCGCCGGCGATCGCGAGATGATCCGCCAGAAGTCACCCGCCTCGCGCTTCAGCTTGCTTGTGCCGCGCGGCGAGATACCGATTGTATTCCGCTTCGGGGCTCCGGTGACCAACCCATCGGCGTGATACCCGAGGATGGTCGCCCACGACTTCCGCCCGTGTCCCCGCCAAAACAAAGTGACGCCGTCGCCGTGGACCTGGGCGGCAAGCAGCCGGTAGGTCCGCGACTCGGCGTAGTGAGGATCGAGGGGCTTGCCGTCGGCTCCGTCGGGTCGGCTCGCCGGCTGGACCGGATCGAAGCCCTTGCCGTCGACGCCAATGCCCCGCCGGATCTCGTCCCGCTTGATCCGGATCGCCAGCTCGGCGAACCGGTTCCAGTAGCGCCTCCGCAGAGCAGGAGGCGCGTCGTCCCAGGCACGGCCCTTCGGAGCGAACTCCGCGGCCGTGAGCTTGATGTTGCGAGCTGCCATCGCTCGGAGGATCAATCAGGTCCCAAAGGTGAGGGCGAAGTCGGTGCTGGTGGCGGTGTCGTACCGGGACTCGAGGGTCACCGTTTGACGGTAGACCTTCATCTGAGCCAGGACGTCCTCCACCGTTTTGACCCGGTTCTTCCCCTGGTAATCGAGGGCAAAGGAGAGCGCCCCTCCGTCGAATGCCAGGCTGGCGGCCTTGACCGTCAGGGCCTCGTAGGCGGCCCGGAAGTCCGGGGTGGAGTTGTAGACGAGGCCTGCCGTGAGGCTGCTGGTCCGTCCGAGGAGCCGCATCTTGGCGAGGTTGGGCGAGGCAAACCAGAGAGCGTCGAACTTGTTCTGCCAGGCGAACGAGAGGCTCTCGTACTCCGTGATGGAGGCCCCGAGGCTGAGGGTCGAATGGCTGAACTTGATGAGGTCGGTGGTGTAGTTCGTGTCTCCGGGAACAGGAAAGGCGGTCCCGTCCGGATCGGAGCCGTCGACCGAGGCGGCCTGAAGGTCGAGCTGGAGCGTGGCGACCTTGCTCTCCCGCGAGATGTCGAACTTGCCCCCCAGGTTCTTTACCCCCCGGTAAGCCTTCCGCTTGTACGTACCGGTGTCGTCCTGGTAGATCGCGTGGCGGATCGAGACCGACGCCAGGTCCCCGATCGGCTCGGTGGTGACCCACGGCGAATCCTGGTCCGCGTTGATCTGGACCAGGCCCAGGCCGAGGAGCGCGACCATCTGGGTATAGGTGGGCTTCACCGTGAGGCTGCCCTTGATCTCGACCGTGTCGGAGACGTCGAAAGCGTCAACCGCGAAGCCACCTCCATAGGGCATGGTGATGGCTTGCGGATCGGGCCGCATCGTGAAGGAGTTGTCAGCGTCGAGGCGGATGACGAACCGATCGGTGTTGAGGACGGGAGAGGTTTTCGCGGTCTTATACGCGCTCTCCACCGTGATGTCGAGGAACTCGCGGACGGGCATATACAGGCCCCCTTAATTGTTGATGGAACGTTTGACCTGCATGATGATCTGGCCGCGGAGGTGCTGCTGGTTGGCGCCCCAGCCCTTGCCGTCGTCGTTCACGGGCATGGCGAAGTCTGCCTGGCCGGTCTCAGCCCCGAGCGCCACCAGGGCGCGCTCCTGGGCGTGGGCCGCGTCATGGTCGGCGGGATAGAGGGCCCGCTCGATCGCGTCCTGAAGGTTCAGGACGTCCGAGGCGTTGAGGCCGTCGATGAGGACCTCGAAGCTGATGGCCAGAGGCCCGATGAACGCATCAGGTGACCACCACGACATCGGGCCCAACGAAGGCATGAGCACGATGGCGGGTGCCTCGGCCTCGGACAGGTCGGCGACATCATCCGGATCGCCCGACATGACCGACCAGTTCGACCCGAAAACTCGCTTGAGCACCGGGTCGGCCTTCAGGATGGCGACGATCGCCCGGTAAACCTTGGCCCGCGATCCATCGGGGAGCGCGAGCGTGCCAGTGACAGCCATGTCAGCCCTCGAGGGTGTCCGCGACGTCGAGCCGGATGACCCGGTCATTCACACCGTCGCCGTCCGAATCGATCTCGGCCGTGATGGTCGCAACGAGCGTCTCGGCCCGGACGGCGAACTGGCAGGCCAGCTCGCCATACCCACCCTTGCCCTCGAGAGCGACCATGCCGCCGAGGATCTGCGAGAGGGCGTAGAGGGCCATGGCGTCGAGCACGGACGTCGTGAGGTCCAGCCGACCGGCGTCGAGCCAATCCTGAAGGTGTTTGGACCGGCGACCGGAGCGGTAGTAACCCGGGCCGTAGAGCCCCATCGTGATGAGAGGGCCAAACGAGTAGTCACCACCGATCCAGCCACCGCCGCGGTAGTGCCGGTGGAGCAGGTCCTGAAACCAGTCCCAGGCGTCGGCTCGAGCCTCGAGCGCGGTGGGGTCGTCGCTGAAGTCGGCGGACGCGAGCAGCTTGTCCACCCGGCGATAATGCTTCCTCAAATGCCGGAGCGTCACCTTGGCCGTTCGGCCGGCGGAGTTGCCGGGCGACGACTCGAGATTGATAAACGCGCGCCAAACCGTGACGTTGCCGATCACCAGCTCGACGTCGTAGGTCCCTGGGACAAGGGCTCCGGTGTTGGACCCGGCGATCGCCACGTCGACCGTACCGGCGGCGGCTGACGCCCAGGTCGCCGTCGCGACGCCGGCGATTGGCGACGTCTCATTGCCCGCCCAGAAATTGGCCGTGATCGGCTCGGTGCCCGAGTAGCCGGTATAGGCCGCGCCCCCCTCGGCGACGAGCTGGGCGACGAAGCCGGCGTCGCGGCCCTGGAAGGCAGTGAAGGTGTCCATGTCGCTCAGAGTCGCGTCAGGGTGCTTTGGAGGGGATCAGGGCCGGTCCGAGTCAGCGTGCCCGCGGCAGCATCAGGCCCGGTCCGGGCGAGCGTGCCCCATGCCGGCGAGGCGCCGACGTCGGCGACCGTGCCGAGCAGTGGGTCGGGGCCCGAGGCCGGGTTCAGGGATGCGAGGTTGGGGCCACCGTTGAACGTGGCTCCATTGATGATGCCGAAGTTCATGAGGTAACGAGCGACGCGCCGACGAGCCGCGGGTGATTGACCAGGTGGCTGTAGATCACGGCGCCGATGGCCCTCATCGGGCTCAGGCTGGGATTGGCCGCGATGACTTGCGCTGCCTCGGCGTCGATCGTGAGGACATCCGGGAACCGGACCTCTTCAACGGCTTCGATTGGTGGCGATGCGTCAGGTTGGGCGGCAACGGCGTGGACCATGATTTCCCCGCACCTGACGATGAACTTGTCGGCGGCCGTCAGCGACGGAGACACGTTCGCCAGCTCGAAGCTCCGATAGAGCCACAGGTCGACCCGGCCGCTCGAGCCGTCCCAGACGTCGGCGCCGATGTATGACACATAGGCGACCGCATTTTCGGTCGCTTCGGCGTCGGTGGGGAACGTGTAGCTGGAGAGGAGGATGTACATTGGAGCTCGAGTCTCAAGAGAGGGCCGTGAACTTCCACGAACCGCCGACGTAGTACCAGACCTTGTTGCCGCTGGAGTCCACAATCATGGGAACCGTTCCAGCGTGAGCAGTCGGGGTTCCTGTCGGTGTCCCCGCGCAAGTGGGAACGTAGAGGAAGCCATCGGTGGCCGTCGTCGACTTCGCGGCCTTGCCGACGATCACGCTGCCAAGACTATCGATGGACAAGAAGGTGTTTGCGCCAGCGTTGAACTGAAAACCGACCGCAGTGCTGATGATAGTGTCGCCAGTGCCGCCGTCACGGCCAATCCAGTTGTTCGTGCCTACGGACTCAAAAAAGAGCTTGCTGGAGGTGGCGATCCGGACGCTGCCGTTGACCAGGACTTTCGCATCGGTGGGTGGGGTCAGTGTGCCGATGCAAAGAATGTCGTCGGCCGTCAGGATGCAGGTGTCATTCAGGTAGACGTTTCCCTTGGTGGCGTGCGAGGTCGATGTGAGGTGGAGATCGGCCGCGGCAGTCGAACCGCCGTAGACAATCGGTGTGGTGATCTGAGTGGTGAAGACCGGCGAGGCGAGCGGGGCCTTGGCCGCCAGGTCGGTCGTCAGTCCAGTGACCTGGCTCTCGGTGATCGACCCGGTAATCGATCCGGCGTTGCCGCTGATGTTGCCGCTGATCTTGGAGCCGGCCAGGCTCGTGATCCAGGACGGATTGGCGTAGCTGGTCGTGGTGACGACTGCGATGGCGCTCAAGGCGGAGATGGCTGAGGCGTTCGTCGCGATCGCCGCCGTGTTGGTCGCGATGGTGGCTTCGGCGGCGTTGACCGCCGAATGAATGTCTCCCAGTTCGCCCCCCGTGACTCGACACTCGACCACGTCGCCCGACGCATAGTTGCGATCGAGCGTCCCCTCGAGCGTCCCGTCCTCGATGGTGAGGACGTCGCCGGCGATCGCCGTCACCTTGCGGATGGTCAGGTCCTCCGCGGGGTCGGCTGCCGGGCTGTAGGCGACGGCCGCCCGGATCAGGGTCACTCGCAGCCACGCGCCGTCCGCCAGCTCCGGGAACTTCGCCCCGTCGCCGGCGACGAGCGTCAGCGTGCTCGAGCCGGCCGTGTAGCCGGACGGGCCGACCTTGGCGGAGACGTTGTTTGGGGTCTTTGCGAAGCTGGTCGACATCGAATCACCGAAGGGACACGGGGTCAGTCAAACCGGGGTGTAAGGAGTCGAACCCTATGGGCCGAGGTTGGAACCCGGCTGCTCTCCCAGGAGCACACCCCGAAAGCCACGCCACGCCGCCCCGGCCAGGAGGCGGCGTGGCGGGAACTCAGCCTCCGAGCACCTGAGCGGTTGCCAGGCATTTTGAGGTTTCAGCGAAGGTCGTGGCGTCGTGCAACAGCAGTCCCCGAATCGCCGAGGCGAACGAGTCCTGGAGCCGAATGGCCTCGATCTCCGTGATCTGGGCGGCGTACGTGATCGCGTCGCGGGTGCCGGCGACCATGTACTTCGAGACGATAGTGGGGCTGCCCGCGCTGGTCGTGGGCAGGTGGGTCACCATGTACACGTCGAAACCGAGGATGGTCCCGATGAAGCCCGGGGCCTGATTGGCCGGGGTTCCCTTGCCATCCACGAACCTGCCCGACATGACGATGGAGTCGCCCAGGTCGCTCGCGCGAATGAAGTGGGCGGTATCGTTCCAGAGCAAGGTCCGGATCTTCGGGTCGACCACCAGGAACCGGCCGATCTCGGGCACGCTCTGGAGGCTCAACGCCTCGGCGAGCGAGCTGATGACCGGGTAAACTCCGCGGGTCGATCCCGTGGCCGTGGAGCTTGAGTCGAGGGTGATCGGGCTTCCCGACGCGGAGATCTTGTTCGCCGTAAGCGCCTGGCTATAGCAGGAGAAGATCTTGGCCTCGACCTCGTTCGACATCGAGACTGCGGCGCGGCGAGTGTAGGCGTCCAGGGCGTTGATGTCAGACTGCGCCTTGTCGACGTCGTCGACCTTGAAGGCGAAGTAGGTCGAATCGTCTACCGTGAAATCCTCGTCGACCGGGGCCAAATCCTGGTAGGAGATGGTGGTCGAGTTCTTGGTGTAGGCGTTCATCGACACATTGCCCAGCGTCCGGACGTGGACGGTGGGGTTGAATCGAAGGTCTCCTTCCCACTCGGTGTTAACGAGGTTCTTGCCGACGTTGATCTGGTCGAGGTTCATGACCAGCCGGTTCGACCAGATCTCCGGCTGAAATGCTGCTAGGTTATTGCTCATGCGAGCAAATCTTTCTCAAGGGCTCACAGCCGTCCGGGGATCGTGCGACCGGTCTTCGCGTAGTCGGTCGCGATCGTGGCGGAGAGGCTGGGGCGTTCCGAAGCCGGTTTGTTGGGTTGCGTCCCGCTCCCCGGCCCTGGCTCGCGCCGCTGGGTCGTGATCGGGTTCTTTGAGGCTCCCGCCTCGGACTCGGGCGCATCGCCCTTGGGCTTGAACAGGAACGAAGAGGTCTTGATCGCCCCTGCCAATAGCCCAGTGATCTTGGCCTCATCGGGGGCGTCCCCCTCGGCCTTGTATTCGAGGTGCTTCCAGACGGCGGGGATGTCGACGCCTTCGTTGAGGGTGTAAACAACCTCCTTGGCGTCATCGCCCTCGCCCTCGCCCTTCACCTTGAACTCCTTCACCTTGGCGAAGGCGTCGCGGTGGTCCCTTGAGCGCAGCTTGCCCTCGAGGTCGGCGATCTTGTCGTTGAGCTCTTTCGGCCCTTTGGTCGCCGACACTTTCAGGTCGTCCCGCTCGACGGTGATAGTCTCGAGGTCTTTGGTCAGCTTCTCGTTCTGCTTCTTCAGTTCCGCCCCCTTGTGGCGACGGTCCTTGGCCTCGGCCTTGAGGTTGGTGTTGTCGGTCGTCAACTGGTCGATGCGGGTTTGCAGGGCGGCCAGGGCGGTATCACTCATTCGTCAGGTTCCTTGAAGGGGTCGTCTTCGACTTCGGAGCCGGCCATCGTCGCCGGCGTCTCGGTGGAGTTGATCGGGGCGGCCGCCGGCTCCGGTGGTGTCATCCCCTTCGCCTTGAGCATCTCCCCATAACGCTTCTGATCTTCGAGCACGCGGTCGAGATGGTCCCACGCCTGATCCATCGTCATGCCGTTGCGTTCGGCCACCACCTGGGCGAGGCTCTTCCGGCCGGCGTCGATGTCGGCCTGGTCCTCGGCGTCCCGCTCGGGAGTCGGCAGTGGGAAAGCCGGCTCTGGCCAAACGAGGTCGAGATTGGGGTCGCTCCCCGCGGCGAGAGTGCGAGCGTCGCTGTAATACGCCCCGTGGACCATCAGGACCAGCGATGCGACGTCAGACTCGTGTTGAGTGAAAGGGTCGGCCTGACGTTGCTTGGTGCGCTGGAGAAGGGGGAGCATCTTGCCGACGATCGCGACGCCGGACAGATCCGTGCTGGAGTCCATCCGGATGGCGACGAGAGGAACGTCGAGCTCCTCGATCGTGCTGTCGGCGTACGACTTGATGTCGCCCCAGACCTCTTCCGCTTTCAGTTGGGCCTGGACCAGGAAGGCGTCGGGCTCGAGGTTGTTCTCGCCGTCCTTGGAACCCTGGACCGCGGGGAGAGGCTGCCATCGACTCCGATTCTTCTCCCGTCGAAACTTCGCCCCGACGTTTCGAAGGAACCTGTCGGGGTCCATGAACTCCAAGACGTGGGCGGCCAGCTCGGTGAGCTCGCGGTCGATCTCGGCGTTACATTCCCGGAGCGGATCGCCGATGCCCCCTTCGTAAATGGAGGAGACCCTCGTCTCGTCACTGATGACGGCGAAGGGGACCCGACCGTAAGGGTTGGAACCCTCCAGTCGCTCGCCCGCCTCCGAGTAGCCGCTGAGGTTGGGCTGATAGGTGGCGGTGCAACAGAAGAGGTTGCGGTAGCACATCCAGGCTAGGCCCGGGGTCCGCTCCGGAAGGCAATCCTTCCATTCGCCGTGATACACCCGATGCTCTTTAGCGGACCACGCTTCATAGACGAGGCGTTCCTTCGAGAATCCGCCCTCGCTCTTGTGCTCCCGGTTGATCGTGACGACCGCCCAAACTTCGGTGGGGTCGTCGGGCCGGGACCAGGCCACGAACTCGTGAGCGCCCCACACATAGAGCCTGATCGGCTTCTCCGGCCGCCCGGTCGCCACTGCGCCGATGAGCGCCGCCCCGTTGAGCGTGCATTTGCGGTCGGCGGTCGCCATCACCGCGTTGATCGAGTTCTGCTTGTAGACGTCCTGAAGGAACGAGTCCTCGGCCGCCCCGTTCTTGAGCGTCCGGGTTGGACCGGGGGCATACAGGTGCTCGCAGAGCTTGCGGACGACCTTCCTGGTCAGCTTCGAGGTCCGCTTGGGGCGCTTGACGAAGTCGCGCCAGTCCTCGCTCTCCCTCGGCTGGAGGAAGGCCGCGTTTCGGCACGCGTAGTATTCCTCGTTGATGTAGGCGCGAACGATCCGATCGCAGTGGTTGGGTAACCCTGCTTTGATCTCGGCCTCGATCGAGTCGAGTGAAAGCTGGACGTCGGTCGCGTTCTCGTCGAAAGCGTCAGGCATCGACCCGCTCATAAGTCAGCCCGAAGATCTCGGGCTTGCAGGGATAGCGCTCGCCCTTCACACCGGTGACGATGTAATCACCGGGCATCGCCTCCATGCGGCCTTCGAGGGTGGCGATGAAGAATCGGCATCCTTCATAGGCCCAGTTGTCGGCTCCAGGCGATGGCACGCCAATGACGCCATCAGGGAGGCTCAGCCGATGAACCCCGGTCGGGTCAAGCTCAACGGCTTCGACGACGACCGGCCTCTTGCGATACTGAGCCATTACTTGGCAACCGCCCGAGTGATCGCGGAGTTCATCCGGAGGCGGCCGGCGTCGAAGAGCAACGAGGCGACCTCGTAGGCTCCTCCAAGGCAGTAGGCGGCGACCCCGCCCAGCGTGACGGGGATCGCGACAGCGATGATCAGCGCCAGGACGACATAAGCCAGGCCGGATTTGGCGATAGCCACCAGCTTCTTGATGCGGTTCATAGGAGCGGCATTCTCTCGATGTCAGTGAGGCAGCAAGTACGGCAGGTGGACTTGCCGTATCCGCATCGCTCGTTCGCCTCGAGGAGGGTGTAATACCGAGTCTTCGACCGGCCGCAATCGGGGCACGCGGCGAAGACGGCCGTGGGGGCGTGGCGTTTGCAGCGCTCACACCCGTTGGGGACGACGGTCTCGACCACGGGATGGCCGGGACAGCGGCATTGGGTGATGATCGTGCCGCAAGAGCAGACGGTGCGCGTGTGGGTCATGTTGGCTCGAGGGGTAACCCGTAGAGGTCCTTGAACACGCTTCGGAGCCGAGCGCAGAGATCGTTGCGATGCTGGGCGGCGCGCTCGAGCTGGTCGATTCGTTGGCTGGCCGCGTCCAGCCGCTCGAGCAGCTCGTCACGGTGGCACACCAGGCGGGCGAGCTTTTCCTTCGCCTTCTGCGCGTCGGTCGCGCGGCCCGCTTCGCAGCACTCGAAGTCGGATCGCCAGCCTTCGACGCTGGCCTTGAGCGCCTCGACCTCGAACTCGGCCTGATCCTGGGCGCCCCGGGCCTCGCCGAGGTAGATCCGGGCCTTGTCGAGCTCGTCGCGGAGCTGGTCGCGTTGCCGGGTCGCCTCGCGCTGCAGGACCTGGGCGTTGTCTCGTTCGATCTCGGCCACGCCGACGATGGCAAGCATCGCATCGATGTCCGAAACGAAGGCATAGACCTCTTCCATCGTCACGCACCTGGCCACACCCTGGCCCGTCGCCACGAGGATGTTGGGCTTCAGCAGCCGCTCGCGAAACTCTTTGATCCTCTCCAACTGCATCAGTCGTCGTCCTCCAGTGCGAAACTCATCAGCAGGGCGTCCAGGATGTCGGGCGATCGGCCGAGCGCCCGGGCCATGTCTTCCTTAAGTTCGAGGGCGATCTTGTCCCCCTCCTGGCTGTATCGCAGGGCCTTCAGCTCTTCCTCGAGCGAGGGCCACCAATCATGCTCAGGGGGGATCGTGAACGGCGGCTGGATGTCGGCGACCGGCTCGGGGGGTGCCACATAGAAGGCCGACCGTCGGGCGTCTTCGTCTTCCGGCGTCGGGTCCGGCAGCCGCTCGGGCCGCCTCGGGTCGAGTCGCTGGCGGAGCTTCCAGGCCATCTTGCTCCGCTTGTTCGTGTACTTCTTCGCGAGGCGCGTCCCGCCGTGATAAGGGATCGCTTCCGTGATGTTGAACTGCTCGAGGAAGCGAGGGAGGTCCTTGCCTCGGCCGCCGGCGTCATAGACGATCCGGTCCTGCCCCACGCCCCACTGTTGCATCAGCCGATTGATCGCAACCGCCGCTTCGGGGATACCGCGATCGTTCTTCACCTCGCAGTAGAGGATGCCCAGCGAGTCGCCGATCATGATGACCGTGCGGTCGCGTCCGACCCCTTCGCCCAGGTCGACCGACATCCACCGCGGTCCGGGCCGGCTCCGAGTGCATCGGGCGACCGTCCCCATCCGATCGACCCAGTCCGGCTTCAGCAGGCCGTCATGGGAGGCATCGGGGAACTGGGCGAGGACGTGGGTCAGCCACCAAAGCGAGTCGCGGCCGTATTCGCGTTCGGCCTCGTCCAGGAACCCCCGATCGGCCAGGCCGCGGAGCGACCGGGCCAGGTGGATGTCGGGGCTGTCGGTCGAGGGGATGACGACCGCGTTGACCTTCTCGTCGTCGGGGATCCTCGGGTCTTTGGCTTCTTTCAGGGCCCGCTTGTAGAGCTTGTGGTAGCGGTTGCCGGCCTTGAGCGGGTTGCCGATGACGAGCAGCTTGGCCGGGTTCAGGCCGCGGATTGCCTCGAACACCTCATCGTCGACACCCGAGGCCTCCTCGACGATGACCAGGAGGTTCTTCTCGTGCTGGCCGCTCGCTCGCTCGATCGACGTCGTCGAGTAACCCAGGGCCTGCCAGCCGCAGCCCAGGTCGACCACGAGGGGGCTGGCCTTGGCACCCTGAGAGACCCGGCCTCCCATCGGGAACCGGGCCTTGTCGATCGCCTTGCGGATCTCCTTCCACGTGACCGTGCCGAGCACCGTCTGAGATGGGCCGGTCGCGAAGATCAGGCTTTCATGTCGCGTCCAAAGCCACCACGGGACGATCCCCCCGACGATGTAATCCTTGCCGGTTGCATTGCCGCTGACGACCACCGTCGTCTTGTAGCGGACGAGCGAGCGGCAGATCTCGACCTGCCGCCACCAGTAAGGAGCCCGCTTCAGGAAGACGTGATTGAACTTCGCGGGATCGTCGCGGCACTCAGCCAGGAGGCGTGTCAGGCGTGCCCGGACGCTCGTCGGGTCGATAGGTGGCGGCATCCCGCTCGGCTTCTTCGGTGAGTTGCGAGATGTCGAACTCGGGCTCGGGCTGGGGAGGCGCCGCGTCGAGACCGAGGATCTTGCGAGCGTCGGCCAGGGCGCCCCGGGCTTCTCTCAGCAGTGCCGGGTTGCCGCTCTGGCCCTTGATGACCTTCTCTTCCTTGTCAGTCATCTTGTCGCCTACGAAGCCCTCGACGCTCTTTCGCGTCTCCTCATCGTCGAGCGACTTCTCCCATGCCTCGGCCGCTTGCTCGGCCAGCCACTCGAGCTGGGCGAGCTGCTGCGCCTTGATTGCGGCGGTTTGGCGTTCGAGACGCTTCAAAGATCGCCGATTATGCTTGGCCAGCGTGCGGGAGACGGTCGTCCGATGGACGCCGATCTCAGTCGCTATCCGCTCATGAGTCCAGAACTTGCGCTGGAGTTCCAACGCGCGTTCGAGCTGTTCGGGTGAAAGATGTGCAGGCACATTTTGTAGCGATTTGTGACCCTAGGATCTCGACGCGATCCGTCGAACCGCCTCGCAAGCCTCCTGGAAGGCCGCGGCGTGATCTACCAACGACTTGAGATTGAGCCGGCCGTCAGGATCGCGAGGGAGATGCACCTCGGCCTTGAGGAAGTCGCTCAAGGCCCAGAGCCGTTGCGTGTCTCGCCAATGCTCGCTCTGCTCGTCGGATTCGGCTTCGTCGCCACTCATGGCTTATAGGTCGTAGCCGAGGATGTACTGGGCTTTGTAGGCCGCCGCGATGTCGTCCACGGCGGGGGCCGTGACGGTGGCGTCGACGTCCGACTGGAGGCCGCTGAGGCCGCTCACGTCGGCATGGCCGAACGGCCGTGTCTTATCGTTTGTGTAGCCGGAGGCGGCGTTGGGGATGGTCGGATCGCCTTCCTTGACCAGGTAGATACGGACCTCGCAGAGCTTATTGGAGGTCGCGAGGTCATAGGGGTGGACCGTGAACATCGCCACGTTCCCCGACCATCCCTTGTGGCTGATCTGGGGGTCTGACTTCTGCGTCGAGCTCGAGGCCGCAATGGGGGCAGGTGGTGTATAGTCGCAGGTTGGGCCGAACTCGTAACGCATTGAGAAGTTCCCTCGCGAGTGGATGCAGATAGATGGACCAGGTGCCGAGGCCGCGGCGCCGCGGCTTTAGGCTTTTGGGGCTGCTTCGGCCGGCGTCGCTTCCTCAGCGATCACGCGGAGACGTGCTTCCTCGGCCTTGACCAGGTCCGCCTCGTCCCGTGCGGTTTTCTCCCGCTCCTGCCTCTTATGCTCTTCGAGGGTTAGGATCCGCCGCTCATAGTCGCGGTAGATCGTGACGACGTCCTCAGAGGTCGGTGGCGGCGGGCGGTGGAAGGCGGTTGCCATTGGGGAGAACTGGACGCGGTTGGCCGGGTTGCGGGCCGCGATCAGGCATGCGAGGAGAAGGATCCCGATGATGGTGCCGATCGCAACCCAGTGCATCGGATCCGAAGCGTCGAAGCCCTTCGCTGGCGGGGTCGGAGTCGGAACCGTTGCGACCTCGGCAGGTTGCCCGAGCTGTAGCGCGGGGTCCGTGACGGGTTGGCTCGGAGGCCGGGGCAAGGCTGGCTTGGCCGTCGGATTGGGCTTTGCTTTGGGAGCCGCCGAGCCTGGCTGGTACTGAGTCGGATCTGCGGTGCACAACTCGAGCAGCTTGCAGCGTTTGAGCAACCGGTGGATCGAGTCGGGGGCTGCATAGATGCCCGAGTCGGTCGAGTCCGATCCGAAATCGAGAACCCCGCAAACCCTCCCGTCGGATCGGTGGAGACCGCCTCCGGAGCGGCCCTGTCGTGGCTCCTGGGAGCACTCCAGCCCAACGTAATTCCCCTTGCCTACTCGAGTAAGACGCAGGGCATTCGTCGACCAGATGATCGAGTCCTCGCCGGAGCCGCAACCCGTTGCGACCAGTCTCTCATTCTGAGCGGGAAGCCAGCCGAGCGGGACGACTGGGGCCGCGGGGAGGAGCTTTCGCGGACTGATCACGACCAGCCCGACGTCGAGGTCAGGATCGAAGTCGATCACCTTGGCCTGGAAGCTTTCCTTGTAGTGGACTTGTTGATCGACCATCTTCCCGTCAAACAGGTCGACCACGATCTGGCTGTCCTTGGTCGCTTCGGAAAAGATATGAGCGCAGGTTAGTATGTAGGAGAACTGCGTACCGGATGCGACGACGGTCCCAGATCCCAACGACGTCTGCTCGCCAATGACCTTGACCCTGACCGCGACCTGCCAGGGCTTGCCGATGTCGGCACGGGCGGGGCTGGGCAGGAGGGACAGGAGGGCAACCACTGCAACGGCGACGTGTCTCACGGCGAACTCCGGGGGCGGCTGGTAAAGCGGAGGAGGGCGAAGATCAGAACGATGGCGATGATCGCCGTGGCTGTGACGCCGAGGAGGATGCCGACTGACAATCCGCCCTGGAAGCCCTGGCCCAACCCGGCCTCGAACCCACCGGTGAACGCCATCTCGACGGCGGCTTTGACGCCCGGAAGGCGCTCACCGAGGAAATGGATCTCGGGCATCGGGGGCGGGACGATCTTGAAGGGTAAGGGCACTGGTCACCTGCGTCGGAAGAGGAATGAGCCGTTGGCCGGCGGGCAGACCTGACGGCCACCCGGGCCGATATAGCAACCACCGCCCTGCGATGGGCGGGACTGGGGACGCTGGCCACCCGGCCGATCACGGTCGGGACGGCCGGCGATCTCGAGGTCGGCGAAACTGGGTACGGGTTCCTGAGCAGGTTCCGGCTCGGCCGTGGGGGCACGTTCCGGTTCCGTTGCCACGACCGGAGCCACGGGCGCCGTGGGCATCTCGGCCGCGATCTGGATGGAGTGGGGGACCGAGGGCCGCGGCGGGACGGCGTAGCCGACCACGGCGAAGAGGCCGACCAGGGCCACGACGACCAGGACGAGTTCGATCGGGACGATGACCGGCGTGGGCCGGTTCTCATGCGGGTTCATGGTTCGATGCTTTCGGAGAGGGTGGCGATCCACAACGCGAAGACGAGGGCGAAGACGACCAGATGGAGAATCGGATCGAGAAGGAGGTCGACGGCCCGTCGCTTGCGCATGGGATCAGGCGACCTCGGAAAGCTCCGCAATGCGGGCCTCGGCTGCGGCGGCGGTCCGCTCGAGCTTGGCCTTGCGGGTGTGGTGCTCGGCGAGCAGCTCGTCGGGGGCCTGGTTCCGCTTGAGGTTGGTAATCCAGATCAGCTCGAGCCGGGCCTCTCGGCGCAGCCAGCGCGCATGATCCTTCAGCCGGGATAGCTCCGACATCAGTTGAGCAGCGCCTGGGCACGTCGGAGCACGTCGGCCATCGGACCCTCATAACCAAGGGCCTTGGCCGTCCAGAGCTGGACGGTGCGAGCGCTGATGTCGAACGCGGCTGCGCAGTCGGCGACCGACTTGCCGTAGAGCAAGCGAGCCGACGCGCAGGCGATATGGAGCTGCCGTTGCTCGGGGGACTGGTCGACCCGGACACGTCCGCGACGGCCGGTCGGAGAACCGGCCGGCTCGGGCCGGAGAAGGGTGTGTGCGAGGCTCATCGTCGTCGATCCCTCTCGTCTTCGTGAGTTGGGCCGCGTCGTCGCGGCGATCACGGGTGTCTACCCTATGGGCTCAGATTGCGCCTCCGTGTCATGAGCTCAATGACATTCATCACCCGTGAGTCGTTCCCAAGTCCGTGCGGTCGACGGGGATGAGCAAATTCCCAAAAATGACGTCGTGGGGCGCCTGACGCGCAATCAAATCCAACAGACCGGATGTGGTCTCCACATGGTTATAAGCTCGCCCGTACAGTGGCTCCCTTCACCCCTGGACGAAGGGAGTCTCGGCGATGGAGCTGGCGACGCAAGTGAGGGGAGCTTTGACGGTCGACCAGTGGGCCGCACTGGAGGCGATCGTCGAGGGGGAGGAAGCGTGGAGCTCGGTCACGGCGCTCGAGCTGTCGGGTGTCGCCGGCGACACGATCGCCGAGCTGCTCGCGCTCGACCTGGCGGCCCGGTGGGAACCACTCGTCGGGCCGGGGCTCAAAGAGGACCTGGTCACCCTGTCGGAATGGGGCGCCTACATCCTCGGCGTTGAGATCGACGAGCGGATGGAGGTCGAGGACGGTGCCGAGCTCGAGGTGCCGTTCTGGGTGATGGAGGGCAAGGGGTCGGATTGCGTGGTGCTCCCGAAGCACGCGCGAGGGTGCCGTCTCCCCTTCCCTGAGCTGGTCGCCGATCCGGTGTCCCAACCCGATCCCATGATGGCCCCGAAGTACCTGCTCGATACCTGGTCCGGCGAACCCGTGATGATCTGGGGTCACCCGGTCCTGATCGATCATCGCCGCGATCGCCGGCGGAAAGCGTCGGCATGATATCAGAATGGGGAGAGCCAGACAAAGCCTGTAATGGTCTGGTTAGGCGCTCTGGTGAAGTTTGCGCGTTGCCTGTCGCCCCGTCCCTCGACCTCTTGGGCCTAATCCTGACGGGGCTGTCCCCACAGTCAGCGGCGGGCTACACGAAGGATTATCGCGCCTTCGCCGCGTTCACCGGCGAGCTCGACGGCCAGGCAGCTCTCTTGCATCTGTACCGGCTCGAGCAAGGGGCGGCGAATGCCCTGGTTCTCGCATACCAGTCCGAGATGGAGGCGCATAAGCTCTCGCCGGCGACGATCGCGCGACGGCTGGCGGCTCTGCGTCGCGCGACGGATCGGGGCCGGATCGTCGGGCTGACCTCGCTCAAGTTGGAGCTTGACCCACCCAAGGCGGAGGCGTTCCGGGATTGCTCAGGCCCGGGGACTGCGGGTTGGAAGAAGCTGCTCGAGCTGGCCGAGCGCGAGGCAGCCGACGGCGGGTCGCAACCGATCCGGGACCTGGCCGTGCTCCTCCTGCTCCACGATCGAGCCCTCCGACGAGGGGAAGTGGTCACGCTCGATCATCCGGACGATTTCGATCCGACCCGTCCCGCGGTGCAGGTCCTCGGGAAGGGTCGCCGACAGAAGGAGTGGCTGACCATCAACGCGCGGACCACCGCGGCGATCGCCAAGTGGCTCTCCGTGCGTGGCGAGTTTCCCGGCGCGCTCTTCCTCCGCACCGATCGGGCGCAAGTCGAATCCGGCCGTCTCACCGGCGAGTCGGTCAATCGGCTGGTCAAAGCGCTCGCGGTGCGTGCCAAAGTGGGGCGCACGGTACGCGCGCACGGCCTCAGACACCAGGCGATCACCGAGGCGCTCGATGGAGGCTGGGATGTCCGAGACGTCCGGTCCTTCTCGAGGCATGGAAAGATCGACACGGTGTTAATTTACGACGACCGGAGAAAGGACGTCGGGGGCGACATTACGCGGTCGATGGGAACGCCGAAGCGAAGGGGCCGCGGCGCTGGGAAATAGACGTTGCCCGGCGCGTCATATAAGCCATTCCTAGATGCGTTGCGACCCCTCGTCTTGCGCCGGGAAAGGAGACTTTCCCGTAAAAGGCCATTTACGGGAAAGTTTCTGCCAAGGTAATATCGAAGAAAGGATCGGGGCCGCTTCACGAGTGAGCAGCTCCGACCCACCCCGACCATCCAAAACGGGAAAGTTTCCATGGGCGTGAAGAAACCAGTCGGCGAGACCGTGCCGGCGAGATCCTCGCCGCCTCTCCGTCGGCCCAACGTCGAGGTCCGCGGTCGAGAACATCTGACACCTGAGGAGGTCGAGCGCCTCGCCAAGGCTGCGGCTGAGCTGGGCCGCCACGGCACCCGCGATGCACTTATGGTCCGTCTGGCCGCCCGCCATGGCTTAAGGGTCAGTGAGTTGGTGGCACTAAGGCGCGACCAGGTCGACCTCGAGGGAGGGCAGCTCCATGTCCGCCGGGCCAAGAGAGGAATCCCTTCGACACATCCACTCGCCGGATGGGCGATCCGGGCTTTGAGGAAAGTGCTCCGGGAACACCCGGAAGGTCCCTATGTTTTCGCCAGCGAACGCGATGGACCGATGAGCGAATCGGGGTTCCGGAAGATCGTGGCTCGCGCCGGCGTGGCCGCTGGGCTTCCCTTCCCTGCCCACCCCCATATGCTTCGGCACGCGACCGGCTTCAAATTGGCAAACGACGGGCAGGATACCCGGTCCATTCAGCAGTATCTTGGGCACCGTAACATCCAGCACACCGTCAAATACACTGCCCTCGCCTCGGACCGGTTCAAGGGGTTCTGGAAGGACTAAGCGCATGGCCCACAGAAGGCGCAAGAGAGCTGCAAAAGGGCCGGCCTTCGGCCTGAAGAGCGACGGAATGACCGGGTCGTTATCGGCCAGGCGGCTGGCCGAGGAGCTGAAATTACTGACGTTCAGGCTGGCCACGGTGCAGGACGAGTTGGCCAAGCTGACCGAGTTCGCCAATCGCACGCGGATTGGGACGATCTACCCGATCGCGCTGAAGGCCAAGCTTGCCGTGCTGGACAACGAGCGGAAAATGCTTGTCGAGCAGATCGAGCAGTTGGAGCAGTGCGAGCGGATCAAGCGATCCAAGCTACAAGCCGAGATCCTTCCGGTAGTCGAGCAGGAGAACACACAATACCCGAAGTCTGTACCGGGCGTCTGGGGTCGTTTCCGTCTTCACCTTGATGGCCTCGATCGCTACCACAGTGCCGGGGCACTCGTCATGACAGTTGGCTCGGCGGGGATGTTCCTAGCATCGGCCCTGGCCCTCGGCCCGCTCTGGGCGGGGTTCTTGGCCGGCGCTCTACCGACCTTCCTGATGGCCGCTCTGGTGCACCCCGAACATGCCTGAAAACTGGTTCGCCTCCCGTGGCCGCGTGCTGGCCGGGCTAGTCGAGGCGGTCTCAATGTACGGGGCCGCCTGCCTGTCGTGCGGCAGCCTGGCGGTCTTCGCGAGCCAGGCTGCCCACGCGAGTTCTGTCGTCTGGTTCTCGGCGGGGTTCATGCTGCCAATCGGGCCGCTGTACCTTTACCTGGCTTCCGACAGGGTCCTCGAGAAGAGACTCACCCGGTGGAAGCACTGGTGTGAGAGTGGCCTCATCGGAGTCGGCCAGTATGAGCAACTGAGGCGGGACGCACTGGCTTGGTACCAGAGCCGCCATCGGTTCGCCGTGCTGCCCGCGTCTGAGGGAGCCGAACCCGCGCCGCCGGCCTGATGGGGAATGGCCGAAGACTGATCGCTGGGGAAGGTCTGGCCGACTCAGGCCCCGATCACAGCGGTATTCGTGACGACGTGACGAACGCCGGCCCAGGTGCCCCACATCACGGGCCGGCCCATCCAGGGTTCGTGGGACACGGCGCCGAGTCGCGTCTTCATCTCAAGTCCCCTCTTCTTCCTTCAGCTTCTTCACTTCCTTGGACCACTCGCGGTCGACCCAAGGCCGGACGACCTCCGCGATCATGTCGCTCAGGTTAACCCCTCGCAACGCGGCGAGCTTCTTCGCCTTGGCGTAGAGAGCGGCTTCCATCCTGACATGCGGGTTGCGTGGGCGTTTCTCGGGCTCGGTCACGTTGGGGCTCCGACGAGTGAGTGAGCTGGGGGTCCCGTCCACTCTAACACCGCCGGTTCGTGGGCTCCATTCATGCCGGACGCACTGGGTAGACTAGCACACTGGGTATACCAATTGACAGGGTATACCCACCGACTTAGACTACTGATAGGCAATGGACACCCGCACACAGGAGGGACCGACGATGGATGGACCGAGCGAGTTCGGGGATATCCCCGAAATGCCCCGACCGATCACCGAGACGCTCCGGGTGGAATCCGAACCGCTGGCCGAGGCGAGCTGCGTGACGTGCGGTTCCCGGGTCTGGGTATTCAACCAGGCGACGCCGCCGCTCGCCTTCGACCTCGAGCACCACGATGGAGAACCGCACCTCTTCATGCATGACTGCTCAGAATGGTCCGAGGACCTCGAGACGGAGACCGACGATGACGAATGGCACCTCTAATCCTCCTGGAGAGGACTGCCCCTACTGCGGTCAGCCGATCCTCCTCGAGGACGTCCGCGACGAGAACATCCACATCGAGTCAGGCCGCCTCGTCCACGTCGAGTGCCTCTTGAGAAGAGCCTACTTATCCCAGCCGAAGGCATGAATGCGATGAAGATCCCCTATGCAAGGATCCACAAGGATTGCCCCCGGCGGAATTTCTGGCTCCTTGTCTACCATTCCGATTGCGTGCCGATCGAAACGGACGTGCCTCACCTCGCCTCGTTCCCCGCGCCGGGACCCGAGGTCGCCCACTGCTACCGAGTCAGAACGTCGGCGCTGACCCGCGACCAGCGACGGAGGTTCCTGACTTACATGGCCGGGACCGGAAGCTCACAGGCCGAGGTTGAGCGTCTCCTCGACGATCCCGAGCACGGATTGCCGATCCTGGCGCAAGATGTCACGGTTTATTACCTGGATGAGAAGGTCTTGAACTGAGCGACCGAGGTTCCAGAATGACCGCCCTCCAGGCCAAGCGCGTGTGCCGGTTCTCGCTTCCCCAGAGCCAGGGCAAATGGGGCTGCTGCCAGATGCCCCCGGCCGCCAGGTCCTTCGCGACCTGGATGGAGGGGAAGCTCGCGACGCCGTTCCACGCGCGGAACATGCTCCTCGAGCTGCTCGGCTGTTCCAGCGAAGAGGACGCGATGGTCTTCGTCTCCGACGCCGGCTGGATCGGCGTCGTCGTCGTCGTCGAGAAGGATGGAGGCCCCGAGCGAGGCGGCATCAGCGAGAGCTGGCGGGTGCTCGACTTCACCCTCGAGCAACCCGGTCCGCCGAGCTGCCGGCGATGCGGCTGCACTGACGATCTCGGGTGTCCCGAGGGTTGTTCATGGGTCGAACCCAATCTATGTTCTCAATGTGTTCAGTGATTACGGAGGAGCCATTGAGCGAGCTCTTAATGAAAGACGTCGTGGTCCATGACGGGGAAGGCCGGTCGCAGGAGGCGCGACTTTATCTCTGCGAATGCGGCTGTCAGCATTTTTGCTTGTACGCGATCCCCTCGGCGGGGATGCATCACATGCACTATCAGTGCTTGTGCTGCGGGACTAGCTACTGCACGGGGGAAGGCGTCTGCGGACAGGAGACGACCGATGGACATGGTTGAGCTGGCTCAGTTGGTGGACCAGATGAGGCGAGGTCAGAAGGTGCATGCCACGGCCAAGGGAGCGTTCGCCCTGGCGAGCCTCGAGCGGCTCGAGAGGCGCGTCGACGACGTGGTACGCGAGATCCTCGACCAGCCCGCGGCGATTCGCCAGATGACTGAGGACCTGGCGGACACGTTCAAGATGCCGGGGGAGTGACGTCTTGGCCGCCTACACCCGCGAGCAGCTCGAGCAATGGTCTCTGCTCATCCTGGACTATCTCCATCGCGAGGGAGAGTCGCCGGCGTCGTCGATCTGGCTCGGCCTGGCCGGGGCGATCTCCACGACGATACTCGAGCAGCTGCTCAAGGAGCTGGTCACTGACGGCCGGGTCCGGGTGAGGACCGCCGAGCTGACTCACCGCAACGAGTACATGCGGCACGTCGGCCGGTTCCGGGCCCGGGTCTACTCGCGGGTTGAGGTGAAGGCCGACGGTCAAGGACGCGCCAAGAAAATCCCCCGGGGTTGAAAAAATCCTCGGGCGTTTGAGTAGTGTAGAGGGGAGCGTCTTCCCGCGACGACTCCGGAGGCCTCTCATGCAGACCGAAGCCATCATCAAGAAGCTCAACGCCGCCTTGCACCATCTGACCAACGATACGCCCAACGTGCTCCGCGCCGTGCGGCACCTGGGCGAGCTGGTAGGCACGCTCGAGGCCGAGAAGGACACCGACGACCTGATCGACGGTGACGCAATCGGCGGCGGGGTGGTGAACAACATACCGGGCCTGGTCTCGGCGATTGGCGGCAATGGTGCCGAGTCGGCCGATCAGCCAGAGGATAAGCCGTGAGCACTCAAGATCCCACGCCCCTCCCTGAGTACTTCTTCGGGCCCGGGTTCACCTGGGAGCAGGCCTCCGTCAAGGCGATCACCCTCTGGCTCATCAGGACGGCTCTGGTGGGATGGTCGCTCGGCTTGTTCCTGGGATACGTCGCGAAGAGGATCCTCTGAGATGAGAGGGCCCACGCCCCGCCAGCACGCGTACGCCGTCAACTCCATCGTCGCCTCGATTCTCGCGTGCTGGATCCACATCCTCTACGGCAGCCGATTGCGCATGGCGTTCGAGACCTTCGTGGTCGTCTGGTCATACGTCGGCCCGATTACCCTGTTCTTGATCTTCATTGAGTGGGTGTTCTGGGCGGCGAGGACGCTCACCGAGGGTGATGACGAGATCAAGTCATGATGCACAAGGCTCCCCCCGAGCGTAAGCCCTGGATGGATCGTCCCGTGATGTGGAGCTTACGGGGAGGAGTGACCCACGTCGTCATCAATGCCGTGGTCAATGACCTGGGCGTCGAACAGATGACCGCGTGCGGCTTAAAGACGTTTTATCGGGAACTCACGGTCTGTTCCTGGTTCGGGCACACTCGCAGAAATCGTCCTGACCGTCTCTACTGCGGTCAGTGCATGGACCTGCTCATGGCCGCGGGCGGTCACTGGCCACTCGTCAGATAGGCGCCCGAAACCAACGAAGGGGGAGTCATCACGTCGCCGGCCCGCCCGGTTCGGGTTCCTCGGGATACGGCCGCATGGGGAACCCCAGCTCCTCCTCCCAGGCCCGTTGCTCCTCGGGTGTGAGTCGACGCCCCGGGGGTTGCCGCTGAAATGCCTGCTTGATCAGACGGGATCGCTCGCTCGTCCGGACCTCCTCCAGCGTGTCGACGCCCTCGGCGACGAGCCGCCACTCGACGTCGCCCAGGCCGACGCCGAGCTGCGTCAACCATGCCGTCAGACCGCTCTCCTCGGCCACCCTCTCGATCCTCGACCGGATCGCCTGCTCCCGCGAGAACGGGTGGGCGTAACGGTCCCTGATCTTGAGCAGCTCGCGGAACAGGACGTACTGATCTTCGTGACCCAACCAGCCGACCACGCAACCGCTCGCAAACGCGACCCGGGGCAGGGCGTCTTTGAGCTTGATGACATCGCTCATATTTAGCTGCCTCAAGTCACTGACTCACGCTCACTCATGATCCCGGCCGTCCGCCCCGAGGTAGACATAAATCCGGCGGTTGTCCCTGCCGATGACGTCGGTCAAATGATACTCGTGGAACCCGTCGGCGATCGTCTCCGGATCCCAACCGATCAGCGCGTCGAGTGTGCAGATCTGCCGCCTCTGCTCTTGAGATGCGTAAAGCCTCGGCGGATACGGCGATTTCGCATTAGCCGCCCTGACGATGATGTCCAGGACCTCGCCGTCTTCCGGCCCATCCAAGAGCTCGATCGAGTATTCCCTCACGATAATTCCGACACCTTTCAGCTTGCCGGCGACTCGAACTCTACCGGGAAGCGTCGGCTCGGCTCACAACAAGCGACCGGCCATTCCTCGAGAAGGATGCACTCCGAGGGGGGCACCCATTCCGGCTCAGGCCGGTCGCGAGGGATGTCGCACATGTCGACGAACCGCACCCGCCCGATCACCTGGCTCACGTCTTCGTAGGGCGGATCCGGGGGGAGGTAGATCTTCAGCCTCAGCGGATCGCTGCCATCGATCCATTCGCTCGCATAGCAGCGGAACTCGCGCGACGTCGGAACGTGTCTCATCCTACGACCGGCGAGTTTGACCCGGCAGTTGTTGCGGAGCTCGAGCAGCTCCTGCACCGTGGGGACGGTTGATGTCGAGGTACCCATCCATTCCCTCCTCAAATGAAACGCCCTCACAGGCGCCGCCAGGCACCTGCGAGGGCGAGTTTCGGGGCCGAACCCCGAATCCGGTGAATCGTGCTGGCGGTCACGATCGATGGGATCCAGCCTATACGCCCGATCCCTATCGATCAAGCGGGTGGTTCAGCGTTCCGGCGCCTTCTTCGGAAATTCGTGATGCTCAGCATAAAGCATCAACGCATGCTCGATCATTACGGAGACCGGCAACCTCCGCGCTGCCGCCAGCTCTCGCACCCACTCTTGGAATTCAGGATAGCCCTTGAAGGAGCAAACCATCTCTCGAGGTGGCCTTTCCCCTTTCGGGCGGCCGGCTCCCGGCTTACGTCGCTTCTTTGGCTCGGCCATAGTGGGCACGCCCCGCCTCCCTTCGAAAACAGTCACGCCCTGAGTATAGACCGAAAGCGGAACACTCACCACTTGAGGCATTGTACACCGTCCTCGAGAAAATACTAGATCTCGAGTCAAGACGCTATTGCCATTTAGGTCAATAAAGTCTATACTGTATTAGTCAGGTGGGAATGGCCCATCTGGCGCATGAAAAAGCCCCCGGGAGTGCTTGCGACACTCACGAGGGCCAGCCCCCGAAGGGACACGTTGCATGTCTAGCCTATCATTGAGTGATCATTCGGTCCACTGGCAATTCGCAGACGAGCTCGACCTCGCTCCCTCGAGGGAGGACGAGCGCTACGAACGCGACTACCACGCCCCCACCGCAACCCTTCCGCCCCCCTCGGAACCCTGCCAGTCGATGCGGGACTGGGTCGAGACGCAGCGAGCCTGGCACGGCTTCCAGTGCGAGGACGGGGGGCCCGAGGAGCTGTCCCTGGTCGTGGGCGCTTTGAGCCGCTTGCGGACCTCGATCGAGTTCCACAAGGCGCGGTCGGTCGGCGAGATGGTCCGCAGCCGCTTCACCGAGGCCTACCGGGTCGACCTGGACGCCCTGGCCGTTCCCGATCGCCGCAAAAGCCAGGTCGCCCTCCGGCTGGACGACGTCGTCACCGAGTACCTCGCGATGGGCACGGAGCTGGCGAGCCTCTGCGCCTTCTACATCCTCAAGCAGGCCAACGACTGCGAGCGGTTCGGATCGCAGTCGGTGGACGACTACCTCGAGGACGAGGCGGCGCTTCGCGCGGCGTGGGAAGACGCGGCCGACGATCCGGCTTATGGTGCCTACTGGCGGAGTGATCGGTACAGGGTGGAAGACGAGGCGCGTGCCGACTATTTCACCTTCGAGAACCTGCTCTGATCGATCGGTGGACCAGGCCCGGCCGTCGCCGGCCGGGCCCTCACAGAGGAGCGACCCATGTCTGTGGAATCCGGTGAGAAGTGGCCCCCCGATCGCACGCCCGAGGAACGCCAAGCCCGCGCCCAGGTCGAGCTGGCGGAGGCGGTCGAGGATCTCCGCAAGCACGCCAAGGCGGCCAGGGACCATGCCTCCGATGTCGTCTGGCGCGTCGATGGGCTGATCGCATTGATCGCCAAGTGCCAGCTGATGATCCCTCTCGACGCCGGCGACCTGGCGTCGATCACGGCGGCGTTCAAGGACTGTCACGTCCCCTTCCGGGAAGCGATGGACTCCGCGGTCGACCTCGGCGTGAAGCTGACCGAATTCGCCGACGAGCTGGACGGTGCCAAGCGGACGGCCGCCTACCTGACGGCCGGCGACTTCACCAAGTGACGATGGGACGAGGCCCGGTCCTCAAAGTGCCGGGCCCTCCTTCAGGAGCCATTCCCATGACCCAACACCCCGACCTCTGGGCGGCCCTGGCCGCCCCCTTTGACCAGAACGAATTGAAGATCCGCACCCAGAGCGGCCGGCAGCTCCACTACATCACCGCGCGGACCGTGATGAACCGGCTCGATGGCGTGCTCGGCCCTGAGAACTGGTGGGATCGGTTCGTGCCCGGAGAGAACAGCGTGCTCTGCGAGCTCACCGTCCGCCTGCCCGATGGCTCGACGTTGACCAAATCCGACGCGGGCGGTTACGCCGGGATGGCCGACTCGGGGGATGACGACAAGTCCGGTTACTCGGACGCGTTCAAGCGCGCGGCCGTGAAGTTCGGCGTGGCGCGCTACCTCTACCGCGACGGCGTCCCCAGCTTCATCCAGGAGCGATCGCCGTCGCCGGCGATCGCTCCGGTCGAGACACCCGCCCCCGAGCCGGCCAGGCCGGCGGCGAACGGCACCAACGGCCATCGGCCCGACCACTCGACGAAGCCGGCGAACGGGCGTCCCCCCGCCGATCCCAGGACCGGAAAGGCGATCTGGGCGTGGTGCAAGGAGATGGAGCAGAAGCACGGCGTCGGCCTGATCAAGTACCTCAATAGCTGGGCCCGGTTGCAGGATTTCCCCGGCCGCATGGTCGACTGGGATCCCGGCCAGGTGGTCCTCGCCCTGGCCGAGGCGCGGCGGAAGCTCGCCCGGCTCGAGAGCCAGGAGGTCGCTGGCGATTGACGGCCGGCATTGAGCCCCCCCCCGATTGGTGATAGGTTCGAAGACGTAAGCACCGCCCAACGTGTCGTCTGGCCTGGCAGCTCCGACGACCGGGAAGGCAAACCCTGGAGAAGCCGAAAATGTCGCTCCCATCCCGGCACGGGGACGGTCCGTCCCCACCTGCCCCCGCGCGCCGACGTCCCCCGTCGCGCCGCCGCAACATCCCCGACCTGTCGTTCACCGCCGCTCTCCATCCCAGGCCCGGCCCGCGCCTCGTCGAGGCGGCCGAGACCTGGGCAGGGTGGACCGACGCCCGGACCTCCGGTGATACGCAGGCCAAGCCCTCCGATTGGGCCGGCTGGACGGACGAGGTCCAGTTCGCGATCGGTCCCCGCCCTCAAGAGCAGACCTTCAGGATCTACCCCACGGACGGGCCCACGCTGCCACTCGTCGACCCCGAAGAAGGGGGTGATCTATGAGCCTCGCCGGTACAAGCGGATCCGAACCCCCCAAGGATGTTCCCAGGCAGGAAGAGATCGACGCCCACCTGGAAGTGGTGAAGGAGAAGAACGCCGACGGGATGCCGACGCAGGACGCACTTCGCTCGGCGCGCTGGCTTGGTCGACATGAGATCCCCATCCCCGATGATGAGGATGGCCAGGCCACGCTCAAGATCTTCCCCAAGGGCGATCCCAAGGCCCCGGGCCAGAACCCTCCCGCCACTTCCCCTACCCGGATGAGCCTGCATGCCGAGCTGGGCGTGCTGGGCTGCATGGCGGCCGACACGGCGACGATCCCGGCCGTGGTGGAGGTCCTCCGCGCGGAGGACCTCTGCGTCGAGGCGCACCGGATCCTCTTCCGGACGCTGGTCGACCAGCACGGAGAGGGGAAGCCGGCGACGCGTGCCCACCTCGAGGATGCGCTGACGCGCATCGGCCAGGAGGAGCCGCAACGAGAGGAGCTGCTCGCGAAGATCCTCGACGCCGGCGTCGACGTCGCTCAGGCCCGAGGCCTGGCCGAGCTGGTCGCGCAAAAGTCGTATGAGCGTTCGGCGCTCGAGGTGGGCGAGCGGGTCATGCGGCTGGTCAAGGTCGGCAAGCTCAGCGGCTCCGAGCTGGCGGCCCGGATCGAGGAGGTGGTTTCCCCCCTGTTACGGATCGAGGCCTATTCCGACTGGCAGGAGCCGGCCCTGGAGGCCTCGGTGCCGGTCGAAGCCTTTCCCCTCGACGTCTTCCCGAGGCGGCTGGTCGAGCTGATCCATGACGCGGCCCGGTGCATTCCCTGCGCCCCCGATTTCCTGGCCGTGCCCATCATGACCCTGGCTGGTGTGGCGATCGGCAAGTCCGTCGCTCTCCGGATCAAGGAGGGGTGGAGCGAGATCCCCAACCTCTTCACGGCGATCGTCGGCCGCCCCGGGACCGCCAAGTCCCCGGCGCTCACGATCGCCACCCGGCCGATCTGGAGGGTCCAGGAAGAGATGATGACCGCCTGCATCCTCTCCCGCGAGGAACATGAAAAGCGGAAAAGACAGAGGGATGCCGAGCGTCGGGTCAAGGGAGCCTGTCTTCTCTCCGACGACGAGGACCTGGCGTTGCCTGCCCTTCAGGAGATCGTCGTCTCCGATACCACGCGCGAGGCCGTGGGCGAGCTCCTGTTCTTAAACCCCCGGGGAGTCATGATGGTCCGCGACGAGCTGTCCGGGTTCATCAACGCGCTCGGTCAATACAAGGGGGGCGACGGCGACGACCGCGAGTTCTACATGTCGCTCTGGAACGGCGCGCCGGTGAAGACAAACCGCAAGGGCAAGCTCGACGGGCTACCGGTCTACGTGAGACTGCCGTTCTTCGGGGCCACGGGAGCCTTGACCCCTTCGAAGCTCTACCGGCTTCCCCAGGACGCTTCCGGCCGGACCCGTGACGACGGTTTCATGGACCGGTTCTTCTACAGCTACCCGGACGAGGTGGCGGACGACTGGACCTGGGATTCGGTCGCGCCCGGTCCGCTGGCCGCCTGGACCGCCGCATTCAAGCGGCTCCAGAACCGCCCCATGGCGCTCGACGACCTGGGTCAGGGAGGACCAACCGTGGTCGCCTTCGATGGTTCGGCCAGGAAGGCCTGGGAAGCGTGGATCATCGCCCACAAGGCCGAGACGCGTCACGCCGATTTCCCACGCGAAGAGCTCGAGGGACCCTGGAAGAAGATGCAATCAGGGTGCGCCCGTCTCGCCCTCGTCCTCGACCAGTTGCGATGGGCCTACAACTGCCCCCATGACGACACCATGCGCGACGTCACTGGGACCAGCGTGGAGGGAGCGGCCCGGCTGATCGACTACTTCAAGAGCCATTTCCGCCGCGTCATCGGCTCCATCCAGGGGACGAAGGGGGATAACCGGCACGCCCGCGACATGCTCGAGTGGCTGCTTAATCGGGCGAAACCCCGGTTCACCGAACGCGACGTGAACGACGTGTTCCGGGTCCGGTTCAAGGACCACCCGGAATACTCCCAGGAAGCCCTCGACTGGCTCACCAAACGGCACTGCATCCGGCGTCTTCCGTCGCCCCCCAAGAGCCGTGGACGGACCCCTTCCCAGGGCTTCGAGATCAACCCACGACTCTTCTCTGACCCCCGAATGGATCCACGTAATCCACGCTATTCTGGAGACGTTGGCACGCAACGACTTGCGTCTGCGCCTTAATTCGAGTCGGGCCCACGTAATCCACGCTATTCGCCGACGGACCCGTTCGCCCGTACAGTAGCCGCCCGAATAGCGTGGATTACGTGGATCCAGGTTGAATTAACGTCGATTTGCAACTCGGGCCACCTCAAGGGTTTACGAATAGCGTGGATTTCGTGGATCCAAAGGGGGGTCTCTGTTTTCCAGAACGTCGTCCGGGGCTCGCGTGGGCCCGGCTTCGTTCACTTTACCGGAGGACTCGATGAGCACGTTCCCAACCACTGAATCACCGGATCCCGACCCTCGGAAACCTGGCGACCCGGCCGACCAATCCCGGGGCGAACGAGGGGTGAAGTTGACTGCCGAGGAGGCGTCGGACTGGCTCAATGGACTCGTTCAAGAGAAGCATCATGGCTTACTTGAACGGTTCTTGATCGCCTACCCGGATCAGGAGAAGAAGCGAGAAGCAATCTGAGAGTGATCACTCTCTTGATCTGGAATCTACCCAAGACCTCCCCGGCCTCGAGCCTGGGAGGTCTTTTGCGTTAATGGCGCGCATGAAAAACCCTTCCCGGGGCTGGCCTGGCAGCTTACCCCGGGAAGGGCCTGGAGAATCCTTTACCCCGACGGAGCCATTGTAGCATGCACTTGCGTACACTTCAATGACACATCGAGGCTATCGGCGTCAGATCCCCCGCCATCAGGAAGGTTCACCGCGCCAGTGGGCGCACGAGGATTCGAACCTCGGACCTCACCCTTATCAGGGGTAGGTTGGGATATTTGAACACCGGTTGATCATCTTGTGAACTTGGGGGCTATATGTACCGTAGGGGAACTAGGCCGGTCTTTGTCCGGCTGACTCTCCTCCGGCGTATAGGACCCCTAAGATGCACGGCCTGAATGAATTCGCGCCCATCTCCAGCTCACGTAGCGATCGAGATCGAGTGTCCTTCCTGGTCGCCCAGCTCGCCGAGCTGGTCGGCCGGGAAATAACTCCAGTCCCCCTGAGTCGATGGCGTAACGAGATCCTCGCTGAATATCGGTCACGAGGACGGACCACGCGGACCAGGATGGGCCAGGCCCTCCGAGAGGCGTGCGCCCTGGCGGAGGTCGACTCGACGACGGCCGACCTCACCACCGACCTGGTCAAGCGTTTCGCGGGACGTCCCGGCCGGTCCTCGACCACCGAGGGGCTTCTGTCGTCATTACGGGCAGCGTGCAAGCTCGCCGCGGCGAAATCCTGGCTCGACATCTCAGGACTCGAGGAAGCGATCTGGACGCCCGCGACGGTGGATCCGCCGAGGAAGCGTCACCACGGCCGGGCCGAGATCCTCCAGGTCCTCGAGCATCTCCGGGAAGGCTCTGAGAGCTGGGACGGGGGGCGGCTCTACGCCCTGGGCTCGCTCTATTGCTACACGGGTGTCAGGAAAGTCGAGGGACTCCGGCTCCGCGTCACGGATGTCGACTTCGCACAGAATGTCGTCTTCGTGCATCCGAACGGCCGACCCCTCAAGACTCCGGGGTCCGAGGCGCCCGTCCCCCTCCCCAAGGCGTTGGCCCGCATTCTACGGCCCTGGATCGACCGCTGCGGCTCGGAGTGGGTCTTCCCTCGTCTGGATCGCGAGGGACCTTGGCTCGATGGTTCGATCGGCCGGCGTCCGACCGACCGGTTGAAGCTCGCCGGCCAGGCCTGCGGCGTCGAGGGGTTCACGCCCCAGTCGCTCCGTCATTCACTCGCAACCCACTTGGCCGGCTATTGGGGCCTCGAGCCTCGTCAGATCCAGCTCATTCTCCGGCACACGACTGAGCGCACTCAGGAGCATTACGTGCATCCGGACGTCGCGAACCTCGCTGAGCTCGTCCAGGGATTTGACTTCCACGGCGAGGGCCGGCCCCGAGCTGCTCGAGCAGCTCGGCGGTCGCACGTCCTCCCTCGGCCGAGTTGGTCGCGGCAACCCCGGTTCATGTGAGGCCGATCCCACCACTCCCCTTCCCCCCCCATCACGCCGCCGCCGAATCCCCCGCTGGCTGCCCCATCGGCTCGCCGTTGTCGTGGATCGTATATCGCCGGCAATGCGTCCGGATCAGCTCGTCGACGATCGCCGACCGCTCCCGGCCCGACCCGGATTTATGGGCCTCCAGGAGGTAATGCGCCTCGGCGGAGAGGATGATTGTGCATTTGTGCTTCCGGGTGTGTTTCCGCCCATCCCTCTTCACTTCCTCCCGTCTGGTGCGCAGATCCATCGGGTTCTTGCGAGCCGCCATGCGTCTGACCCTCCACGCGACATTACGTCCGGACGCCCGACCGTTCATCGGCCATGTCCCTCTGCCCACTTGAACATCGGGCCCGATGGACGGATATACTCTCATGGAAGGGCCGTCGGAACAGGGATGGGACCTGTCCCGGAAGGGGAGGGGGTGCCTGGTGCGCGACGAGGCGAAGGATCGGATCCACGATGAGTTTGCGCTCACGCTGGATTGGGCGGTGCTGGAATATCGCACCGTCGGCAACGAGCTCGGGCTCATCAAGTATCCTGACTACCGTTGTCTCGAGGAGCTGGCCCGACACAGCGGCCGTCTCCATCTGGTGGCGCTGGGCGAACGTCCCGGCGTCTACCAGTTCACCCGCCAGCTCGAGCTGGTCTACTTCCCTCCGCGGACGCCCCGCAACGTCGACTTCGAGTACCGGGCCGTCCAGTGGGAGGGGATGATCTGGGCGTTGCTCTCGATCCCAGAGAAATCGCGGCGGTTCGCCGAGCGGCTGGCCGCGAAGATCGGGCTCCGCCTGGCCGACGGCGTGCCGACCGCGTTCAGCTCCGACGATCCGTCGTCGCCAGCGTTCTTCCCGATGCGCGGCAATGACGTCTGGACGCTGGAGTTTGCCAAGGGGTCAACCCTGCCCGGGCTGTCGGGAGCCGACGAGAAGCGACTCGTCGAGGACCTCGAGCGCGCGTTCACTGCCCGGACCCCGGAGAGGCAGTGACGCCGATGATGTTGACGGTGCGAAATCGGGTGTCCAAATCCCCGTCTCTCAACTACTCGATCGCCGCGTGCGAGCTCTGTGAGGCCACTTGCCTCGAGTCGATCCAACCCGGCCGGACCGGTTGGAGGGCCCGCGACGCCGCCCTGGCCATCGCCCACGGGTTGGGATGGACGGATCGGACGGTTCCCGACTACTCTCCGCGACGGCGTCGGATGCAGTGGACCGTCCAGCTCGTCTGCCCGGACTGTCAGGCCAAGCTGGCGGCCGCGGCCGCGGCCCTCGCCACGCTGAACGGGCTCCTCGAGGTCCTCGAGTCTACGCCCGATCGGCCAGCACCGCCGCCCGGATCGCGTCCAGGGCCAACCGGCCCGTTTCACCCCAACTGAACTGCCCCGCCTGTTCCCGGCCGAGCCGTCGCATCTCCGCCGCCAGGCCCCATTCGCCGAGTACTCGCCGCATCCCCGAGGCGACGTCCTCGGGGTCGCCGGCGTCCACGAGGATGCCAGCCTCACCCACCACCTCGGGCTGACTGGAGTTGTCGCCGGCGACGACGGGGCAACCGCACTTCATCGCCTCGAGGAGGGGAAGGCCGAAGCCCTCGTAAAGCGAGGGGAAGACCATCACGGCCGCATGGCGATAAAGCGCCCGTAACGCCCGATCGTCGCACCAGCCGGTGAAGTGGATCGCCGGAGACATGCCCAGCTCGTGGAGCAACTCCGGCTCGCCAACGGCATGGGGCATGCCCAGCGTCGAGCCCAGGGAGCGGACCTCCGCCTTGTGCGCCTCGCTGGCGTTGTAGGCGAACACGAGACGCGTCGTCGACCGAATCGACTCCGGGAGCTGGGCGAACGCCCTGACGAGGACGGCGGAGCCCTTCCTGGGGTCTTCGTGGCCGACGTTGAGGACATAACCCTCCTCGAGGACGCCGAGCCCCCGGAGGATCTCCAGGTCCTCAAGGTGTTCGCTCTTCCAGAGTGCTGGCCCGAAGTGCGGGCTCGCGGCCGATCCCACGGCCGTGATCTTCTCGGCGTCGAACCCACGCCGGCGGCAGAGGTCGAGGCGCGCATGCCGGCTCATCGTCAGCAAGGCGTCATAGCGCCTCAGCGCGTGGATATACCCGTGGTGCGCCGCCTCGTAATCGGGATTGTCGAAATAGTCGTTGGGCAGGACTTCGGGGATGAGGTCGTAGAAGACGGAGATGAGGCGGGGGATCCTCGTCGGAACGCGGCTGCAATGGCTCTGGAGCGGAGAGAGCACGAGCATCGCGTCGAGGCGATCGGGGTTGGGGTTGGTGTGCCAGGCGATGCTGGTATCGGTGAAGGGGTTGAGGCGGGTGATCGGATTCACCCGGGCGATCCGGACGTTGGCCGCC